GAAATGTTCAACAAATTAAATTTGTTTTAACATTAATGAATATATCTAGGACTATTCAACCTCGAAAGGGTGAAAATATTCCTATTGATTTAAGTTCCATAATTGATGGTCCAAAGCACAAGTTTAAAACTGTGCCTGGATTTTTCATTAAGGATTTTATAAAAGAATTTAATATTAAAATGGATATTCCTATATTTAATACTGGAAATTTCTTTATTAATCTAAAAATGGGACCTCATGGCCCTAGCGTTCTTTCAATAACAGAAACTGTTAAATGATTGAACTCTCGGCAATTGAAGTATATCCATGATTTAGTTGGTAAAGAATTCTTTGTTAAATACATTGGTCCATTTTATTCATTTATGAAACACAATGATATATCTTTACCTAGTGGAAAAGATGATAAACCTATTAAGTTTAATCACCGTAACACAGGAAGATTATCTATTGTTAAAGATCCTGAATGTAAAATGAGAGTTATAGCCATTTCTGACTATTTTACTCAATTTACTTTAAAGCCTATACATGAGAAATTGATGAAAATTTTATCAAAATTACCATGTGATAGAACTTTTACTCAAGATCCTTTTCATAAATGAGAAGGAAATGATCCTTTCTATAGTCTTGACTTATCAAGTGCTACAGACCGTTTCCCGGTTCATTTACAACAAAAATTATTATCTTATATGATTAATCATCATTTTAAGAATATAATTGGAAGTTATAAATGAGCTGAATGTTGAAAGAATTTGCTTACAGAAAGAAATTTCTCCTATGAAGGTAAAGACTACAGATATTCTGTTGGTCAACCTATGGGAGCTTATTCTTCCTGAGCAGCTTTTACATTAACTCACCATTTGGTAGTACAATTTTGTTCATATAAAAAGGGTAAATTCCCTTTTAATAATTACATAATCTTAGGTGATGATATTGTCATTAAAGACAATAAAGTCGCCTGAGAATATATGAAATTTATGAATAAATTGGGTGTATCCATTTCTATGCATAAGACACATGTATCAAAAGATACATATGAATTTGCTAAGAGATGAATACGCCAATTACCAGATGGAAGATTTAAGGAATTATCCCCGATACCACTTAAAGGTATTGCT